TTAGAGCAGCAGTATGTTGCTTATACTCATCCAGAGATGTTTGATGAGCATGGAAATGTAGTTCCAGATGAAATTTTAGCAGTACGATTTGAAAACGATTATGACACCAGCGAAGACGACGAAGATTAAACTTCCCCCTAATCCATTTATTCATGAGATTCTTGAGTTAGTAAGTAAGCAAAGATCTAAAGCAAAGAAAGTAGAAATCCTTCAAGAATATTCACATGAGGGGTTAAAGGCTATTCTTATTTGGAACTTTGATGACACAGTTATTTCTGTGGTTCCTGATGGAGATGTTCCTTATAATCCTAATGATGTTCCTGTAGGCACAGACCATACTTCTTTAAGGAGAGAGTGGAAGAACCTTTATCATTTTGTTCATGGTGGTAATCCCAAATTGACTCCTATTCGTAGAGAAACAATGTTTATTCAGATGTTGGAAGGACTTCACCCATCAGAAGCAGAAATTTTATGTTTGGTAAAGGATAAAAAATTAGGAAGTAAGTATAAGATTACATATGATATTGTTGGTGAAGCATACCCAGACATTAAATGGGGTGGCCGTTCATGACAGAGGAGGTTAAAGAAGAAACTGAAGTAGTAGAAGAGGAAAAGAAGGAGGAAGAAGATAAACTTAATCCTTATGATTACTCTTGTGAGATTCTTTTATCAAAAACAACTCTTGAAAAGGCAAATGATAAAAAGTTTCCTAGTGATGCCTATCTTGTATGGTATACTATAGATGGAAAGGAGGTGTTAGATTTAACTCGTTCTAGTAAGCAATCAAATATTTTTGATATGTATTATGATAAGTATAAAAAAGAGTTAAAGAGGATTGAATGGGGAATGGGCACAATAAATCCTACTATGTGGGGGTATAAACAATCTGATAAAAAGAAGAAGAAAAAATGAGTGATGAAATTAAGGATCAAATAAATGAAATCATAAGAGATGAAATTCAGGATGTTATTAATGAGTATGTGGATAATGTAGAGGATCTACAAAAGGTGTCGGGGTTTGGTGAAGAAAAATTGAAAGTTAATGTTCCTAAAGATGAAATAGATAAACTCATTAAGGAATATAAGAAGATTAAAAAAAGTAAAAGATCTAACCTCCATCAAGTAAGAAAGATGGGATTGGTTGATAAACATGGGAGACCACTAAAATGAGGCTGGGCATTATGTGCAGCGGTAGTGGAACTAACTTTGAGAATATAGTTAGGACTTGTAGAGATGATGAAGTTGTGATGATGATACACAACAAGAAAGAATGTGGTGCTAAGAAGAGAGCAATTAAGTTTGGTATTCCTCATGTTAATATTAAAAGTGCTAATGAGGATGAGATTATTCAGTTGTTTCAGGCATGGCGTGTTGATTTAATTGTCCTTGCAGGGTGGATGAGAATTGTATCTTCTAAATTGATTGATGCATTTCCTAATAGAATTATAAACATTCATCCATCATTACTTCCTAAGTATAAAGGATTGAATGCTGTACAACAAGCCCTAGATAGTTATGATATAGTTACTGGATGCACGGTTCATTATGTGACGGAGGAACTTGATTCTGGTGCTATAATATGTCAAGCAGAGGTTGCTATCGGGCATAAGGATACATTAGAAACATTAACTAAGCGTATTCAAAGAGAAGAGCATCGTATTTTACCCTTGGCAATAGAAAATGTTAAGCACAAGTTACAGATTAAAACTTACTGATATTTGTTGTAGGATAAGGCTTGGTCGTGATGTGAGTTTAATGGAAAGGATTTGGGTATATAAAATAACCAGATCTAATAAACATGCAGCAGGACTAGCAGAAATATTGAGGTAAAATATATATTTCTTAATAGTTTTGGTATCATCTTGATACACAATAGTATCATTTAATACTATTTTAAGATTGTTCTTGACTAAATAAGCCACTATGTGTTATGATACACATATCGTTCATCTTATGTTTTTATTACCACTGCTATTTTCAGTTGTTGAACCAGATTATACTTTACTTAATTGTAATCAGTATGATTGGTTACAAGGTACTATTGGGAGATCCTCCCTATTAACCAAATCTGAAAAGATAGATTTGACTTTCCTTTTTATTGAGAGTACAGATCCGCAGTGTTTTTTAGAAAAATAGGACGCAAGTAAGCCGACTCGGAACGGAGTTCGTTCATCTTATGTTAGAGTTATTCCTACTTACAAATCAACCAAACATTGCTATGTCCTGCCAAGCATGGAAGGAAACTGTTGAGGTTGTGGAAGAAAGTACGATACTCACTGATCGTGAGAAGGATGGTATCATAAAAGATATGAGAATCCCATCACGTTGTATTAAATCAACATCAACATAAGACGCAAAAGCCGACTAAAGGAACGGGGCTAAAAATCCAACTACTTTAGGAGTAAAATCATGACTATCTATCGCGGTGTATCCTATACACCTTCCAAGCCAGAGCAAGCCAGCAGCGAGTCTGTTGAGCATGTGTATCGTGGAAAGCACTATAAAAGCTCCCTTAATCACAAGGTTGCCTCACATTCTAGTGCCGACCTTAATTACCGTGGTATTTCTCATCACGTCTGAATTGGGTCTTGGTGTCGTAACTTACCTAGTATCAAAAGGACTTGCTTGACAAGTCCTTTTTTTGTATTATAATTAAAGGGAAAAGGAATCATAATGGAAGACCTTAAAAAAGAAAGATTAAAACTTATTGTTAGAAATCTTAAATCTCTTGTGGATGCATTAGAATCTGAAGTACATTCTGATGTTGATTCATATAAAAATTCTGATGCGTTCTCTTCCCCACCTTCAGATTATGATGAACAATGGGATGATGACGATGGATACCCAGATTAACTATGAAACCAGAAATTAAATTAGTAAGTGTTACTCCTGATGCGGAGAAGCACATGGGATATGTTGCTCGCGTTAGCAACCCCAAGAACCAGGACAATGATAAGTTCGCTGGTCTTCTTAAGTACTGTATCAAACACGGGCACTGGAGCGTCTTTGAGCAGGCATTCATGACCGTTGAGATCAATACTACCAGAGGACTTGCTGCACAGATCCTAAGGCACCGTTCCTTTACCTTCCAGGAGTTCTCACAGCGGTATGCTGATGCTTCTATGTTGGATGATATTATACCTATTCCTGAGTTGCGTAGACAGGATACAAAGAATCGTCAGAATTCTATTGATGATTTGGATGTTAAACTTGTACGTGATTATCGTATAGGAATTCAAAAACATTTTGATAATGCCATGTGGTTGTATAAAGATATGTTAGATAATGGTGTAGCAAAAGAGTGTGCTCGGTTTGTGCTTCCTCTTGCTACACCTACAAGACTTTATATGACAGGATCAGTAAGGTCATGGATACATTATATTGATTTGCGATCTGCACACGGAACACAGAAAGAGCATATGGATATTGCAGAAGGAGTTCGTTGTATCTTTGGTTGTCAGTTTCCTACTGTTGCTGAAGCACTTGGATGGAAACTTAATGATAGGTGTCCTGGGTGTGATGATGCCCCATCAATTCTTATTGAATAAATATTTTTATCTATTATTATACGCAAATGCCAACATACCCCGTGAAACACCTAGAAACAGGTGAACAAAAAGAACTTTCTATGTCTATGGTAGAATATAGTGAGTGGAGAAAAGAGAATCCTGATTGGGATAAAGATTGGATGGCAGGAGTTGCTGGCGTTGGAGAGGTGGGAGAATGTTATGATAAACTTATGAAGTCACATCCAGGATGGAATGATGTACTTCATAAGGTATCTAAAGCTCCTAGATCTAATGTAAGACCTATTTAAGTATGCCAAGAAAGAAAAAGACAGATCAACCAATAGGGGTTGGGCTCACAGTTAAGCAGATGAAGAGAAAGAAACCAATTAATGCCGATATGTTGAGAGTTATTGAACCTCTCACAACAAATCAACAAATTTTATTTAATGCCTATGCAGAGAATAAGAATTTGGTTGCTTATGGGTGCGCAGGTACAGGTAAAACATTTATTACACTCTATAATGCACTCAGAGATGTCCTGGACCAAGAAACTCCTTACGAAAAGATTTATATTGTTAGGAGTCTTGTTGCTACTAGGGAAATTGGCTTCCTTCCTGGCGATCATGAAGATAAGTCCACTCTTTATCAAATTCCTTACAAGGCTATGGTAAAGTATATGTTCCAAATGCCTACTGAGGCAGACTTTGAAATGCTGTATGGTAATTTGAAAGCACAGGATACTATTGACTTTTGGAGCACCTCATTTATTAGAGGAACAACCTTTGATAAGTCAATTATTATAGTTGATGAATACCAAAACTTGAATTATCACGAACTTGATAGTATAATGACAAGAGTTGGTCAAGACTCTAAGATTATGTTTTGTGGGGACGCTTCTCAATCAGATCTTGTTAAAACCAATGAAAGAAATGGTATCATGGATTTTATGAGAATTTTACGTCTTATGCCATCTGTTGATGTTGTTGAATTTGGAGTAGAAGATATTGTTCGCTCTGGATTAGTCAAAGAATACATTATTGCTAAATTGGAACTTGGTTTATGACCTTTACTCATTGTAATTTTTTAGGTGACATTGAACTTGTTAAAAAAGAGACTCCCGGTTGTAGATTATATCAACTCCCTGATGGTAATTGGGTTCCTTCTATCACTTCGGTTACCAGCTTTTATAATAGGGATATTTTCATTAAGTGGAGAAAGAGAATTGGCCTTGAGGAGGCGAACCGTATTACGAAGAAAGCAACCTCGCGTGGTACTGATTTCCATGAAGCGGCCCAAGCGTATTTGATGAACTTGGAGATGGATTGGGAGGAATTTAAACCACTCACTAAGTTTATGTTTCATCATGCTAAGCCATATTTGGATAAGATAAATAACATACACGCTATAGAAAGAACTTTATACTCAGAATACCTTGGTCTTGCGGGTAGAGTTGATTGTATAGGTGAATATGAGGGTGAATTAGCAGTAATAGATTTTAAAACATCTGAAAAGATTAAACCTGAGAAGTGGATGGAAAACTATTTCGTTCAGGAAACTTTTTATGCTGCTGCTTACTATGAATTAACTGAAATCCCTGTTAAAAAACTTATTACTATTATGGTAACTCCTGGTGGTGAAGTAGAAGTATTTGACAAAAGGAACAAAGGGGATTATATTAAGTTATTAGTAAGATATATTAAAGAATTTGTATCTAACCGTACTGGGACAGAGAATGCCTGAAAATGAACTAGAAAAGGTAATGGAGAGCAAGTTCTTTTGTCCTGCTCGTTTTGCACAAGAAATAGAATCTCTTGTTCAAGTTAATATTGAGATGAATTATATTGATGCTATCATTCACTTTTGTGAGAAGAATAGTATTGATGTTGAATCAGTACCTAAACTTATATCTAAACCATTGAAAGAGAAGATTAAGTATGAAGCACAAGAGCTTAACTTTTTAAAGCGTAGTTCCCGTGCAAAACTTCCTATCTGAGGGGAAATTCGACTTTTTATTCCAAAAAAGGCGGCAAAAAAAGTCCAGTAAAAAAATAGCTCTATTACTTTTTTAAAATGAAAGATATAATGTCTATGACAAGATTACGGGAAGGATGTCCTGTATTGCAATTTGATATTCCTAGACCTATAATGGGAGAATTGAGGCAATGGGTAGATTATAGTAAAAAGACTATGAGGCACCCATTAGCAGAATTGAAATCCCATGAGAATGTGGGATATCTGGCTATGGATGGAAAAAGGCATAATTCGTATCAATGTTCTATTCCACCTTCTATGATTGAAGAGACATATTGGTTAGCATGGGTATTAAGGTTAACTGCAAGTTATTGGGGAATGGGGGCAATGCATCGTGAATTTTCTTTGAGGAAATGGAACGGGCATTTTGACTCATATGATCTTTGGACCAATTTTGCATATAAGGGAGATGATAACCCATCACACAATCATGCAGGTTTTGTATCAGGTGTGATGTACTATAAGAATCATAATCATCCTACTATATTTGATGAGTTTGATTTATCATATGAAGGTAAAAATGGGACAATGCTTATGTGGCCCAGTCAGTGTATACATCATGTAAAAGAACAAACTGTAGATAAAGAAAGAATAACGCTGGCCTTTAATATAATAAAGGGACAATCAACTATAATTGAGCAAAAATAATGCCTACTAAATCTGAATTAATGCACTATCGCCTTCAAGCAATAATAAGAGAGGATGATGGTTTAGATATTGAGTATCTTGGTGATCGTGTAAGTTATCGGTCAGGTGATATGGTTCCTTGGTATCGTTTAGGAAATGCAGAAGTTCCTGTGGATGCTATTGGACAATTGGAGACTTGTGAGCAAGAAGAGGAGTGAATGTTGGCCTTTGATGCATATCGTTGTTATCTGTCTCTGAAGAATCATTTCACCCGTGACCACTACGATTATATTAAGTATCGTGGTAAGACCAGAGCAACAGTTAAAGCCTTCTATAAAAGGAAGGATAGATTTTGGTTTGAAAAGTTTGCTAGACAGAAGAATGATAAAGAAGTAGAAGAGTTTTTTGTATCTAATTTTGTAAGCACTACTGACCCAGAGACAATGTGGATTGGTGAGATTATTAAAGAAGGAGAGGAAAGATATACTCAGTGGAAAAGGAGAATTCAATCATTATCTTATATCTTTAAGGAAGAATCACAGAGTCTTTTTGATAATCAGAAAGTAGATATGGTATTTGATTGTTCTAAAGGACATCCACCTATCTTAAAGAGTTATCTTGGTGGGGAAACCTCACTTGAAACACTGGTAATATGTGATAAAATATTGGAGTATAGGAAGGATTTTGATCAGAAACTAAAGGACCCAGTATGGGAAATTGTTAGTAGAAAAGTGCGCAAGTACTCTCCATTCCTAAATATTGATGTACAAAGTTATAAAAAAATTCTGAAAGAAATTGTGCTAGAGGGTAAATGAGTTTTTTTGAATCGGAAGTAGTTCGTGCGGAGTTAGTTGAAATTCAAGAACTTCAAGAAGAAGTTTATTCAACTATATTTAAATTTCCATCCTTATCAAAGGAGGAAAAGATTGAGCACGTTGCTGATTTAGAAAGGTTATTGGATAAGCAGAAAATTATGTATACTCGTTTGAGTCTTTCCGATGATCCTCAAGCAAAGGAAATGAAAGAAAGTATTGCTAATTCTGCTTTAGCCTTAGGTCTTCCTGCTAAAGTTGATATGAATGTGGTGTTTAATAATATGTCACATTTATTAGAGAATATGCGAAAAATGATTGACAAAGATCAATTTCAGTTGTAAAATAACAGAGTACACACAAGCCAAATCTAACAAATCTGAGGTAATCTAATGTCGTTTGCTAATCTAAAAAAGCAATCATCTCTTGGTTCATTGACTGCTAAGTTGGTCAAGGAAGTAGAGAAAGTTAATAACAGTGGTGGTAACACTGATGACCGTCTATGGAAACCTGAAGTAGACAAAAGCGGTAATGGTTATGCCGTACTTCGTTTTCTACCTGCTCCTGATGGAGAAGATCTACCGTGGGTAAAACTTTACTCACACGCCTTTCAAGGCCCTGGTGGATGGTATATTGAGAATTCACTTACTACTCTTGGTGGTAAGGATCCTGTTACAGAGCATAATCGTGAACTTTGGAACAGTGGTAATGAGTCTGATAAGGATGTTGTTCGTAAGCAGAAGCGCAAGTTGTCTTTCTATGCGAACATCTATGTTGTAAAAGATCCTACTAATCCTGACAATGAAGGAAAAGTTTTCCTTTATAAGTTTGGTAAGAAAATCTTTGATAAGGTTATGGATGTAATGCAACCTGAATTTGAGGATGAAGAACCAATCAATCCATTTGACTTCTGGCAAGGTGCAAACTTCAAGTTGAAGATTGTTAAGAAGGATGGATACTGGAACTATGATAAGT